TTCCCAGTGTAAGCGCCGTTCTTGAGCATGGCCTCTTGAAGTTTGCCGGATGCACCGGGAATGGCGTCGGCCAACTGGTTCCAGTTCTCCGTGGTGAGCTTGCCAGCGCCAGCGGTCTGCGTAAGCACCATGCCCACCGAGCTGAACGTTTGCGCGTTACCGCCCGCGACCGCGTTCAAATTGCCTGCGGCTTCGGCTAGTTTGTCGAAGCCCTGTACTCCGTTCGCGGCAAGCTGTGCGGTCACGTTGCGAATATCGCTGATGCTGTAAACGGTCTGGTCGGCGTAAGCCTGAGTGCTGGCGGTGAGCGCGTCAATCGTACCCGTATCCATTCCTGAGAAGTTCAGCGTGCTTTTGAACTTGTCCGCAGAGTCGGAGGCTTCGATAATGTCTCCGGTAAGACCGCCGATGGCGTCCACAGCCATATCGATACCCGAGGAAACAAGACCGCCAACGGCACCGGCGGCGGCCCCGAACTTCCCTAACCCGCTGGAAGACTTACTAGCAGACTTGTCAACGTCACCCAACGATTCATCAGCATGTCGCGCCGACTCTTCGATCTGACGGCTACCCGATTGAATATCCTTTACGCCAGCGTTCCAATCGCCGGTGTTAATCTCGGCGTCTAGGGTCAGTGTCGAGTCTGCCATCACACATCCTTCCCGAGTTTTTCGATAATCGCGTTAATACTGCGGTCGCCGTGCTTGCTGAACGCGGCGGCGATGCAATCGAACGTCATAAGATATTGTTCCGCCAGCCGCCGCCGTCTGATACGGCGTCCCTCTCTGAGCAGGTTCATCATCAGGGAAGGAGACACGTTGTTTTCCAGCACGTCGCGGATAGCCTGCCACCCATACAAAGCACCAAGCTCGGCGAGGATGTGAACGCTCGGAAGCGGCTTGCGAGCCGCCTCCTTCTGTTTGTAATTCTTCATCGCCTCCCGTTCGGCGGGAGTAAGCAGGCTATCCCACGACTTCATTATTCGCCTTTGATGTCAACGGTGATGTTCTTCGCCATCAGACCGCACAACGCGGTCATGGCACGCTGATAGGCGAGGTCGCTACGCTTACGGGTCTGTGAAGCCCACTCGGAGAATTTATCGGCTGGACTCATAAGGTTTTCGACCAGCGGGAAGATAATCTTTTCGGCGGTTTCCAAAGTTTCACGGTTCGCCACGCCAGCGCTCAGCTTGTCGATTGTCTCCGCATTATCCAAGATCGTGAGCATATCCTTAGAGCCGAGCGGGCGCATGGTGTACACGGTGCCGTCGATTTTCACGGTGAGGGTGCGGAACGCTTCTCGGGTGTCGATGCTCAAAACAGGGGTAGTCATTGTTGCTCCATTCGTGTGATATCATGGGACTGTTCCCCTTCGGAAACTTCTAGAACTCGCGCCCGCCACCCGACCGCGCCAGCTACGGTGACGGGCGTTACTTATGCTCACGCATCGGCGACATTAAATTTAACCACGGTCTGAACAGAGCCACACTTGAACGTGACGGTACCAGCACCGGCCTGCTTCAACTGAATGTCCCAAGTTCCGTCCCCGTTGTCAGTAGCGGAAGCCTTAGCGGTTTCAGCTACGGTGGCGGTGATGGTACCAGTCGCACCATTCGGAGACGCCACCACATTCACCGTCACATGATCGCCGACCTTGCCCGAGATGTTCGCCGGGGACGCGGTAAGCGCGGTGACCTGAACGTTCTCCGTCTTGATGGTGCCGGAATCTTCGTCGTAGTACGACGGGGTATCCAGATCAAGTTCGCCCATGACGACGGCACCGTTCGCGCCGGGGGTCATCGAACCGGACAGCGTGACCACGAACGGGTCGGACAGGCTCACGGTGAACTCGCCGCCAGCGCTGACTAGCGACTGCGGGATACGGAAGTCCTGTGCCGATGAATGGCCATCGCACACGTTATGGATGATGATGTCACGTGGAGTGTTGGAAACGCATTCGTTGCCGCCGAAACGCACCTGACCCGTCTCGGACAGCAAACCGGAGATAACGCGCTTGAACTTCGCATTATGGTACAGCTCGGGGAACAGCATGCCGAGGTAGCGGACGCTCGGACAGATAATGTTCAGCTCGAAACTCATTTCCTCGTAGGAACCGTTCGGCACGTTGATAGTGCCGGACTGCGAAGCAACCTCGGTAGTGCCGGGAGTCAGGGTGATGCTGCCGGCTTCGT